GCTGGGCAAATTAAGTCGGACAACATAAACAACGACATTGTTTGTCAGTTGCCGGATGACAACGGGACTATTGCTCTAACTGACAAAACAGACGGCAGGGTTTCAGCAGCATACATTGATTCAGAAATAGCATCAGCTGGCTATGTTCTCACGGCATCCGGCTCTGGTGGAGCATCATTTAGCTCTTTGACTGCTTCTGATATTTTTGAATATGCTTCAGGTACAGGCACTATTTCGCAACCAGCAAACGCAAAATCAGTTTCATTTTTGTTGATCGGCGGCGGCGGAGGCGGAGGTTCTGGCCGTAGAGGTGCAGCAGGGACTGATAGATCAGGCGGCGGAGGTGGTGGCGCTGGTGGTGTTGTGATTACACAACCAATACCAGTTGCAAACATAACTTGGCCAATTACTTATGCCGTCGGTTCCGGTGGTGCTGGAGCCTCGTCTGTAGGCACGAATGATACCAATGGATCCAATGGATCAGTTGGTAATGATACAACCCTTCAGGCAACTGGATTATCAATCACAGCAAAAGGCGGTTTCGCTGGAAGTGGTGGCGGAACAACTACCGGAGGTGGTGGAGCATCAAGGTCAGACGCTGGTGGGAATATCCCAACAAATACAGTGACAGCATCAGGTGGTGCTGCCGGATCGAATGGAGCTGGAGCAAATTCTGCTGACAACAACAATATGCTTCAGGGTTCCGGCGGTGGAGGGGGCGGCGGACTAAATACATCAAACACGGCGAGCAATGGCGGTAGAGCAGGATTCATCGGCTCATCAACAATTTATCGTATCGGCGGCGCTCTGGGCGGAACAGCAGTCGCAGCAGCAACAGCTGGAGCCGTTGGGATTTTCAAGATTGGTGGCGGCGGAGGCGGTGGATCTACAACCTTCGTCAGCGGAGCCAACGGAGCTGGTGGAGGTGGCGGGGGCGGTGGAGCCGCCTCGGTTAACGGAACCTCGTCAGGAGCTGGAGGGAACGGCGGCGATGGTTTTATCCGTATGTATGTCTACTACTAACACGAAAAGATTCTATGTTTACTAAAACACAACTCGAAACAGATTTGGCTAACGTGCAACGAGCAGTTGACGCTGCGAGCTACTCCGTTGCCAGTCTCGCGTCAGCCCTAGACCGCGCCCATGCAGCCGTGTGGCAACTACCAGATGATCGACTGTCCGCGTTGCTGAACCACTTGGGCGCGGCACAGGTCAATGCCATTTTTTCCGCGCATCAAGCAATTGCTGTCTCCGTCAACGCAGCACTCGACGCGTCCGCCAGCCAAGCCAAGCGCGCCAAAACAACCGCAGGCCGCGAGTTCACGGTGGCCGAGGATGGAACCTTTACCGTAACCCCGCTGCCGAAACCGCAGCAACCAACCGAACCCCAACCAGAATAACCCCTTATGAGCCCTATTGAAAAATCCTACTACGGCGCAGCCGGAGTCGTTAACGAGACAGGAAATACCGCTGTTACTGGCGAGTTTGACGTCATCGACTGCCTAACCGCCACTAACTTTGCGCTCCTCACCGAGGTCAACGCAAGCGGAGATGCACTTACTGGAGTTGAGTTTCCGGCAGGAACTCAGTTGCGCGGTAAGTTCACTGCTTTTACGTTGACAGAAGGTAAGGTTCGCGCCTATAAATCGTACAAGCCTTCGCTGTAATGCTCGCCGCCAACTACGACATCACCCTTGATCGTGCTGCCGAATACACGTTCGTGCTGACGATCAAAGATCAGTCTGGCGCTGCCGTAGATCTTACTTCGGTAGAGGACGGCGCGAACGCTGACAAGGTCTGGGCTGACGTACGCGATGCGGATAACAAGAAGACCATAGTGTCGTTCACGTGTGATGTACTCTCTCCTGCGACCGACGGCAAAATTCAGCTGACCCTTACGGAAGCCAATACGCTGCTATTGAATGCTAAACGCTCGTATGAGTACGACATCTTTATGCAACGTAGCACAAAAATGGAACGCTTAATCTATGGCTCACTAACCGTTAGGCCCAACTACACCAAAGGCGTCCCCGTTGATCCAATAAGCTAACCATACATACCGATGCCCTCCGATACCTACACTCTTACCATTTCCGATGCGGCTAATGCCATTCCGGCATCCGGTTCCGTGACTAATGCGTCCGTTGCCGCAGACGCTGCCATTGCGTTTAGCAAGCTGGCCGCTCTGTCCTCCGGCAACATTCTAGTCGGCAACAGCAGCAATGTCCCTACCTCTGTCAACCCGTCCGGCGACGTTGACATCAGCGACACCGGAGTCTTCAGCATTGCTGCCGGAGCAATTGTAAACGCGGACGTTAGCGCGACCGCTGCGATTGCTCTGAGCAAGCTCGCAGCCGGAACGGTTGCTGGACAGATTCCTGTTGTTGGCGCTTCTCCTACTTTCACTCCTACGTACCAAGCTGTTTCGGGAGACGCTACGCTCAACGGGTCCGGAGTGCTTACAGTTTCGGCCAACGCGATTGACTCAGCCAAACTCAAATCGGATTCGGCTATCGACAGCAACCGAGCTGTAACGACCGACCATATACGAAACAACTCGGTGACTCTATCTAAACTGGAGATTCCTGTTGTTTCGGGCATCGACGCCGGAGGAGTTTTAATCGGCGCGACAGTCGGAACATCTCAGTACTCCAGAATCTCTGTAGCTTCTATCCTTCTTAATTCATCTGGCACAGGTTTCCTTCAGCAGCTTACCAAAGATGGTGCTGCCTCGACTATTCTTCCTGACTTCGCGTCGAACGAGAATAGGGTACTCGGACTTAGCGGGACCGGAGCGCTGGAGTGGCAGGATCCACTTTTGGGCAGCGTGGACCTGAACCTCGCGCCGACCAAAGGCGGAACAGGATTGATTTCGTATGTAACAGGAGACGTATTGTACGCCTCAGCAGCCAATGTTCTTTCTAAACGTCCGATCGGCCTAACGGGCCGCGTGTTCGTCTCTAACGGCACTACGCCGGAATGGGGCAGCATCAACTTGTCCGCTGCTAACGCAGTCGGTACTTCGGTCTTAGGAGAGACCAACGGCGGAACCGGAACCGACGACCTCACTGACTGGGACGTTTCATTAGGCTTAACAGGCTCAAATACGATTGAAACGGTTAACGGCAACATCGAGACCACAGGCTCCGGCAGCATTCTGGTCTCCGGAACCGGAGGCTTGGGTTATGGTTCAGAGACTGGCAATTCAGAAACTCAGCTTACGGATAAAACAACAGCAGTAGAAATTAATGCCTACTGTGGCGATATTACTTTAGATGACGATTCTTTAGCTGCTGACACTACAGTAACCTTTGAACTTACTAACGATAAAATCGAACCAACAGATGTACTTATTTTGAATCATGTTAGCGGAGGCACACTAGGAGCTTATACCCTTAATGCAGCAGCTGGCAGTGGTTTAGCTGATATTTATGTACGTAACGTAACTGCGGGCGCTTTAGGCGAAGCTATCGTCATCCGGTTTGTAGTCATCAAAGCCAGTAACACACCGCCAGCTCCATAACATGGCTATCTCCAAACTGCCTTTATCGCCGTTCCGGCAAGATACCAGAATCTTTCCGACGCCGCTCAGCAGCGATGTGCTGTTCAGTGAGCTTCGGGATTGCACCCGCACCGAGATTCCTGCGTACGGCACGGCGCATCCGGATTCCAAGAAGTGGCCTGATCATAAGCTGGTTTTTGTCAAGCAGGTCGAAGCCGATCAGCGCGAAGGTCTGTTCGAGTTCTACTACGCCGCCGACCGCGCCAATCAGGATCTGTACAATTTCTCAACAGGCTTTTCTAACATCGGCGGTCGTGAAGGAGACCGGAACTACAGGATCATTACTCGGATCTACGTTACGCCGAGAGCAGAGTACGATCCGGTGGACATTCCGTTCGGCACTGCGATGCCTGACGTGCCGAAGGGCATGTTCGAGAAAGACGAGTACATCTTCTTCGACAAAGAGCAACAGAAGACGGACCAGCCCGAACTCGACTCGCTGTACGTCATCGAGGCCCACCGCTACATCGAGCGGTCTTTGCTGGACGACATTCCTTCCTTTGAAAAAGAACGGCCCGACGTTATTCCTGAAAAGTTCAGAGCTGAGTACCCAACACTTCGGACCGACCGGATAGTCGAAGGACAGGCCGAAGAGCCGACTCTCGACGCTGATGATCTGGCGGTAACAGAAAAGCAGATCAATCCGGACGTCAAGCTGGTCACGAACATCAGCCGAGGCGGCCTCACAGACACGGTTACCCTCAGCGGCGAACAAGCCTACGTCGAGACGACCACCGCGTCAGTGACCGAGACCCTCACGACGAGCCCCGAACTCGAAACGGGGCTGCATGTGGTCGAGTCCAAAACAACTCCGTTGGGCGACGGCAACTTTGTCGTGCAGACGGTAAAGGTTCAGGACTGGCCGGAGCTGACCCGATCTGAGTGGGACCCGTTGCTTAATTCGCCAATTCTGACGAAGAGGACTTTTGTTGACCCGCCATCTGAAAGCGATCTACAAACGCCGTTCACCTCGTTCGAGCCAGTCAACGAGGACCGCTATCTGAAACAGACTGAGGTTCCGCCTGCGGACGGATTGTCGTCGTACAGGTTTACTTTCCCTTCGCGCACCAATTTGGATCTGCCGTCGGTACTCCTTAATGTAGAGGTACTCTATAACACAAGCGAGTCTAAAGGCTCTTCGAACAGCAAAAGCACGTCCGATAATCTTTCAAGCTCCGGCAGTAGTTCAGGCAATATCGCGTACTCTTTATCAACTGGCGGGTCGTCCTCTAGCTCCTCTAGCTCAATGCCGGAGTTTGTGATCACGACACAACGTATCTGGGGTCGCGATCTGAAAGTCAATAACCACATATTCTTCATCAATAAAGGCGGGGAAGAGAGCCTCTCAAATACGAATTTTACTGAAGAAGAGGTTATCGAGGCTACGCAACAAAAATTCTACGGCGGGCCGATTGAATACTTTGATGCGCGGCCAAATACCATAAGGGAAGGAGAATCCACTGAAATTGTTTGGTCTGCTCCTTTATCCGAATCAGTTAAACTCAACGGTACTGCTGTAGCTAAACAAGGTACTACAGGCTCGTTGAGCCCGACGACAAATACTACTTACACTCTTGAGACAGTAAGTAACGGAAAAACAGAATCACAGACCATTACTGTCACCGTCGCCCCGTCTACTGAAACACTTATTAGTAAGTTCGACGCGTCCAACACGGTAGCTAAAAAGAGAGACGTAATTTCTTTATTTTATGGGACTGATTTGGCGTCCGCTGGGGGTTCGTTGCTAAAAGCTAAAAGTCTAGACGTCGACAGTAGCGGCAATATTTATTTTGTAGACAGCTACGCCGTAAGAAAATGCACACAAGCGGGCGTTGTTACTACTATCGCAGGATCAGCAACCGTGTCAGGCTATGTTGATAATACCGGACCAGCGGCTAGGTTCTTGAACCCTAAAGGTATCTGTGTCGCACCGAATGGTAATGTTTATGTGGTTGATGAACACCGTATTCGACAGGTTACTCCAGCAGGTGTAGTTACTACTTTTGCCGGAGGGGAAGAAGGATATGTTAACAATGCCGACAAGTCTCTTGCCAAATTCAGAAACCCAACGGACATAGTATTTGATTCTTCCTCGAACGCTTACATTACTGATACAGGCAACCACGCCATTAGAAAAATATCAAGCGGAGGGGCTGTGACAACTTTTGCTGGCTCGCTCACCGGAACAGATAGCGGACTCGTTAACAGTACAACAGCTAGTTCGGTAAGGTTTTTGCTACCGCAAACTATCGACATAGACGAGTCTGGCGCAGATTTTATTCTTTATGTTTCGGAGTATTATAACAGAGCACTTAGAAAAATTACAACTACCTCCGGTAATTTTACTCAGTCTTTTACCACGGTAAGCAATAAAACTGTACGTGGGGTAGCTATCGACGGATCAGATGTTTATTATGCTACTGATAATGGGTACATCTATAAGATATCTGGATCCACAACAACAGTAATTACATACGGGGATACCAGAGTGGGCGCGGGGTCAGTTGAATACTGGATGACAGTATACGGCGGTTACGTTTTTTGTGGTGTTTTTTCTATCCTTAAAATTGATCTAGCTGCGCCAGTTATCTTCACTACTAACCCTGAAGGATACAGGCTCGCATCTAATGTAACTGCAATCGCAGGAGCTTCGTCGAGTTCAATCTTCGCTACAGGATTCAGGGACGGAACGGGGGTGTTTTCTGTTTCTGTCAAAATAACTGCTGACGACCCAGATTTTAGCTTCTTGTTAGACGGTAACCCCCTTAAAGGTCTGCCTGTATGGGCGCAGCCAAAACCTACTAATCTGGGTTTGTCTGGTGAAGTAGTCGTTAATGTAGAGAAAACTACAACATTTACGCTTACAGTAGAGTCCGGAGGCGTAACAAAAACGCGGTCCTTAACTGTATATGTTTACGCGAACGCCGAAAAAATAAACCCTTGGCCTGTGTTTAAGACTTCATCAGGCCGTGCAATTGGCGTCGGTAGAAGTGTGTCTCAGACGAGCTCGTATAGCAAAAGTCAGTCTGACGCTGTGTCAGAGTCTTCCGTCTTTCGCGCTCGTTCATGGTCTACGAGTTATTCGTATTCAACCGACACAAAAGTTACGGTCACTGAAATATCCAACGTATTGACCAAAGGATTCAGCATTTCTAACACTACCAACATAACCCCCACTTCAGTAAATAATATTACTGATTCGGATCCATATAATTCGGCAAGCCGAAGCATAACGCATCGTGACCAAGGGGCCCGCGCAACGGCTGGTGTAATAGTTCCACCCTCTAGCCCGCAGGATATTCCTAGGGGCGGCCTATACTTGATTGACTACAAAATCGAATACTATAAGTGGGGCTGGTTTCGCTGTATCACAACAATACTTGACGCCGCACAATTCAAATAATTATGGCAGACCCAACTACAAAAAGCGCTACCGTCTCAATGGACGAGATGCAGCGATTCTTGTCCTCGTATGTGGATCAGGGCAACAGTCGCCGCTCATCGACTGTTAGCACAGTGAACCTGACCACGTCGGTCACGCAAGCACTACCTGTAACAGAACCAGCAAACGAACGATCGATCTCAGCTGGATCATCTTTAGGCGATAACCAAGGTCTTACGGCTTCTTGCAGTCATTTGATTCCGATATTGTGTTTCAAAGGCGGTAGACTAGGTACGATCTCGGTGCAGGCATCGTACGGTTTCACAGAACCCTGATAAAATTTATGGGTAGATGGGTCAGAGAGTACACTCCAGTATTCCCGTCAGGGGATTCTTATGTGTACCCTATTTGTATCTACGAAAAAGGGAAGACAAAAACCATCACCGACGAACAGTTTGCATCATACAAAGTTGTACAGCAGGTATCGGAGCAAACGTACATAAATTGGAACCATAGGCTTCGGTCGTATCTAAAAATAACCGAGCAATCTTTTAATGGGGTAGAACAAGACCCTATAATTATTCCTGTTCAACAAATAATTGTTGTGTTTAATAACAGGGCTATGTTCGACAATTCTACTGATCTATTTGAGTACCCACCAAGAGTTAATAGAAGTGACGCCTACATTAACTCAGAGCACCCATTTCCAATAAGACAATATAATCCATTCCTTCCGTCCGATGGCGAGTCTAGTGTGTCGGATTTTTTGGCTTTGTATGCTGATTCTAGTGCCGGTAGGTATACACTAAATCAGTCTAGCTATGATGACTCTTGGGGGATAACAGCTGGTTTTTTGTTTCAAGACTTTAGCCAAGAGCTTGGGTACGATGTCTGGGTAGCCGATACCGACCCAACTATAGGTATAGATTTTGTCATTTATAATGACGCATTTTGCGCATGCTATGACTATGAAAATTCTCAGCAAGGAAATACTACCACAGAGTATGATATATCAATCAGTGAATCTGAACTAAAAGTTGAGAGAACACGCACAACACAGATTCAAAACCAACAGCCGTCGGTCGCTATCAGAACACAGACTATCGCAGCTACTTCTTTTTTTTACTAAGAAAAGTAGCGGCCTGTGCCTGTACTGGCATACGCGCTTCTCTCTTTGGCATACGGATCGCTCATCGAAGACAGACTGGCCTGTCCTGCGATCTGGCCCGTAGAACTGACCTGACTAGACAGGCCCGCGTTTCTCAGCGAAGAGGCGAACGTATTCGGCATCGCCCTCGCACGCACTTCCAACGGCGTCATCAAACCTGTACCGACTTCGGCGCGGCGGAGTAGAGTCTCGACGAACCTACCCATGCGGTCAGTGCCTGAAGGAATGCCGCTGCCGGAAGTTCCGTACCTAGCACGAATGTTCGCAAAGGTGTCTTCGAAGATTTTAGCTCCGGTAGACTGCGGCATCTGGTTTGCCCGTTGGAGGCCCGACTGATACGCAGCGTTCTGGGCCATAGTAAGACGACCGCCGCGCTCGGCGACTGAAGCAAAAGGTACACTAGCCATACGCGAAAAGGATAGCAGGTGGGCCGGATCGGTCAAGTGTATTTTTGTTGACAATCGACGACCGCCCGCTTAGGTTCAGCCAACTTATGGACCACCCAACCGTTTGCCAAATCAAGTTAAACTGGGGCGATCTTGTCAAAACAAAACAAGGGTACTATCTGACCGAGGCCGAAATCGCTAAGGGTCAGCTAGGCGTTTACGCTATCCAGAAACCTTCAGAAAACCCAGACGCTAAGTTTTCTGTGTACCGCCTTACGATCAGCGGTGAAAAAACCGTGGGCAGTTATACTACATTTGACGAAGCCAAAATAGCTGCGGTCAAAGACCTCTGCGATCTACTGGAGTCTGATTTTAGTTGACCAATTACACAGCGGCGTTTAGTATTTGACGTCATGCCTCAAGAGAAGTCTCAGAAACAGGTAGCTTATTTGCTTTCCAAAGTAAGCCCTTTGTCCGGCAAGCAGCAAAGCAAGCTGAAGAAAGAGCTTCACTCCGGCGAGGTCAAAGTCAAACCGAAGAAGTAAGCCAGTATGGCCGCAATGACCCTCAACCAGCTCAGGCCGCTTTTAGGTTCGTATATCGAGCCTAACGGCGACTTCAAGTCTAGCCTAAATCAAGTGCTCGACCGCCTGCATCGGAGTGGAACCTATCGGGATCTGACCATCCAGTACAGTTTGCCCGTCCAAAGCGGACATGTCGTGCTTCCGGAAGAGGCCGATTCGGTGCTGCACACAATGGTAGACGGCCACCCTTCTCCGGTCCGGTCTTTGTGGCATGACTACCGCTCGGTCGGGCTCAACCATAACGGAGCCGATCTTCTATGGGGGCTGATCGACGCGGGCTACTGGCCGACCAAGCTCCTAATCGACGACGCGACCGACACCCTCCATCTAGTTCCAGCAGCGGAGTCCGCCGCGACAACTGCCTTCAGTACCAGTAGCGGCGGGACGGTTTCGATTTCGGCTACCGACGGAGATAAGGTCTACACTTCCAGTACCGGAGTTGCGGTCGGCGACGCTGTGCCCCTCACCTTTTCTGAAGACATCACGACGATCCGCGAGATCAAGTTCGACGGGCTTACCGACATCTACGACATTCGGTTAGATGCGGATGATCCCGAGACGACCATTGCCACGATTGGTCCGGACTCCGGAGTCACTCGCTACCGTTGGTTCCGCCTGAATCGGGCGACCGATAACGTCACGACCGTCCATGTGCTCTGCAAGCGGGCGTTCAAGCCGTTGTGGGACGACGAAGACGTTGTGTACCTGACAAATATCGGTGCTCTCAAGCACGGCTTGTTGGGCCGTCTAGCGGAGGACAACGCAGACCTTGAGCGTGCCGACTATCATTGGCAACGCGCACAGCTTCTTCTGGAGGAAGAAATGGCTTCGTCCAGAGGCGCAGCGATTCCGCGCCTGAACGTGGATCCGTACGGGACCAGCAATCGGAATAATCTCTACACAATCTACTGATGATTTTTATCGAGCCCACCCCGACGATGCGAAAACAAGCTCGGAGGGAGGCCAAGGATATGGGTTCCCTACGGAACTCATTTACTAGAGGCCAAGGCAACGAGACCGGAATGATGGGTGAGATTGTCATCCATCATCTACTCGGCGGCGAGCGAGTGGGCAATCGAGTCTACGCTTATGATCTTGTTCTGCCGAACGGCGTAACGGTTGATGTAAAGACGACCAGAGGAAGTGTAGAGCCACTGCCCCACTACGTTGCCCGTGTGTACGGGTCGGAGAAAGACAAAGAAAAACTCTGCGCCAAATGCGATGTCTACTATTTTGTTAGGTGCAACTCGGCGCTGTCCAAAGTCTACGTCGTCGGCTGGCTGCCCGCCCGATCTTTCATCGAGCAGGCACTGTTTCTGCCAAAGGGCCATATCAATCCGGATGACGGCAAGCTCTCGTTTGCGGACGAGTACACTTTGCCGATATCCGAATTGAACCCGCCGAAACGGAAGATCACAAAGCGGACGATTCAGAAGTCCTCGCCTTTGTCGATATCGTAGTCGGGCGACAGGTCGATCTCCCAAATCTTGCCGCCGCCGTGGCCCTTGCTCCGAACCGGACGAACGTGCTTGTTGTGCTGGCTGACTTCTTCCAGTACGGTCATGCCGCGCCGGACGAACTCCAGATTGTGAGAGTTGCCGACTGACCGACCGCCGTTGCATTCATGCAGCACCACAGTAAACTCGGTCAGCGTGCCTCGCCATTTCGGTCGGTCGGACGCCTCCCTCACTTTCTTACTGAAGAATTCGACCATCTCAGCGATGGCGGAACGACTGCTGTTATCGTAGGCTGCAGCTTCAATGAACGAATCGATGTAAGTTCGCACTCCGAAGCGGCTGCTGTCCTTGATAGTATCAGGCGCTGACCAGTCGAGCAGCCAACGGAGGAAGTGAGGAAGCTCACTGTTAATAGTATTCTCAACAATTTCATTAGATGGGAATTTGACTTTGTGGCCGCTGTTTACGCGGAGGGCGATAATCTTGTCACGGTTGCTGCTGTCCAGTGTAGGCAGAGCCGCGAGTGAGTTTGCGTCGATGTTTAGGCTCATCATCACTCGTCCGGACCACGGCAACGGAATCGCGTCTGAGTACTTGGCATGGTACTCAAGTCTCGGGTTAGCAACGCACCGCTTTGTGAGCTCGACAAACTTCCTTTGGTCGGCGTAGGTTGTAGCAGCCGTCTGGTCGTCGATGACCCATGCTGCGGACCCGCACAGATCCTTGTTGAAGTTGGTCTTGCCGGACAGGTAGTCGGAGGCATCGCTGAACCCGCCGACTGAAGCGCCAATAATTTTGTTGGTCAATAGCGTTTTTCCTCTTCCGGTCGGGCCGAGAAGAATCATCAGCTGTCCTTGGTCGAGTCTGTGTTCCAACACGGCACGGTACAGTCTCTGATACCATGCTAGGAAGTAGGGCAGCGTTGAGTTGCCGTCGTTATCTACCGCAAAGAACGGCGTAAGGAAGTCGTGCAGCCAAGGCCACTTCGAAGGATCGCCGTCAGTGTCGGGCTTGACAGGAATCGTTCGGCAGCTGTTAAGGATCTTGCGTCCGTTGTACCCGACGACCCGATCCTTAGAGAAGATCACAGGAGCGACTTCCTCCACACGGCAGTCGTTGGAGATCGTGAGGATCGCTTGCTCGATTTCAGAGATCGTCTGACCCTTCTTAATCTTGAGTGAGAATCCGGCTTTGCGCAGTTCCAACACAAGCTGTTCCTTAGGAATAGCTACAGGACCGCTCCCTAAGAGCTTGTAGAAACTCTTGCCGTTGAACCAGTACTGGTCCATCAGGCAGGTCAGCTTCTTCTGTTCAAACTGCTCGACGAACTTCTTACCGAAGATTTCCCGCCAGCTGACAAATCCTTTTCCAGCACGATCGGAGTAGCAGATCATGCCATCCTCACGCACCTGACAGCCGTCGCGGTCGATGCCGTCGTCGATCCAGAACAACGGGCCGCGAGCGCCGACAGAGAAGTCGCCGGACCATCGATTGGGGAAGCGACGTTCTACTTCGGCGGCGATCTCGTCGATCGGTATGTTCGTGTCCTCTGTCTTGATTGTCGTATCATTCGCCGCTTTAAGGAGAACGGTACGAACAAGTTGTTCCGACAGGCGGTTGCCGGTCTTAGTCCAGTCCTCGCCGAGTTCAAAGTATTGCGATGGCTTGAGGCTCATCCGGTCGAATCCGGCTGCGAGCATCGATGCTTTGAGGCCGTCGGACAGCCGCTTGTAGAATGACTCGGCTAATGCCGGAGGAATTGGCAATGCGCTTTCAAACTCCCATACCAGACGGATGTAACCGGAATGTGTTCTTGTCCGCCATGTCGGTATGAGCGCATCCTCGCATCTTGCTTTCAACACTTCGTCGATCTTCGACCAGTCTACCGGAGCATCGTAGTCGGCGACGAAGCCGTGTATCTTATTGACCGGATTGTCTTCGCTGATTCTGGCGTTCGGATTATCTCCTTCGGCCATTGAGTAGAAGCAGTGGTCGGTGTTTGCATCTGCGCACCAACTCCGAAACTGCGCCTTCGTGTCGAAGTTCGGTTTGGGCAGGCTGAGTGTAGACAGGTCGTCGATTGAAGTCGTGGCGACGGCACGATGGTTTTTCAGGTATCGGTATCTCATTTGATTATTTGGAGTAAAGATCTAAGATGTGGCCTTCGGCTGCGACCGGAATGTCCGGTATCCAGTCCGGAGGAGTGGACATGATTTGAAGGACTTGCTGTAGCGCGTCCTCTGCTGTGTCTTCCGGAACTTCAAGCACCACTTCATCGTGAACGTGCAGAATGATCGGGAATCCAGCTTTGTCAATTCGCAGCAGCATGTCGCAGAAAATATCTCTCGCGAGCGCTTGTGACAGGTTCTCTGTTAAGATCCCGCCCCATAGGGCGAAATCCCTCAGCTGCCCATTCCGAATCAACTTGCCAATGTAGCGAAAACGAGTCTTGTCGGAGGACGTATCCTTCATTCGCTTAAGGACGCCGTAGCGCATCATTCTGCCAGATGGCATGTCGAGTTCAAAGGGCTCGCTAATCGAGTAGGCGACGGCCATATCGTTATCGAGTTTGCGCCACAGTCTTTTAACCGTAGACATTTTCTCTCGATAAAGATTCACTGCCGCCTCGGCTTCTTCCAACGGCAGTCCGCTGAATGTAGCAAACTTTGTCGGTCCCATACCGTACCCACAGCCGAGGACAATCGATTTCACTTTGTGACGCAGCTTTGGATCGAACGATTTCAGTGGCCCATTAGCCGGATCATGTAGGCTTAGCAATACACCGAAAGCATGGTAAATATCTTCAGACTCTCGAATCAGCTCTAGTGCGTCTTTGTCTCCCGCCAGCCAGCACAGAGTGCGAACCTCGATCTGAGATAGGTCAGCTACAATAAGCTTGTGTCCTTTCTTAGGACGAATCATGTGGCGGAAGTTGACGCCAAACATCTCATCCCTCGGAAGATTCTGGAGGTTAAGGTTGCCGCCGCTGCCACTAAAGCGGGCAGTCGGGTTGGCCCCGCAGTACATCAGACCGCCGTAGTATCTTTGGTCTGGCATCGTGCCGTTATCAAACGCTTCCAGTTTTCGAAGGAACGCATTGATGCGGCGGTAATTCTGTACGGCTCTCGCCCACGGGCAAGCCTGTTGGTGCGCGGCGAACCACTTGTCGGCCTCCTCATTACCCATCGCGATTGATGCCGGAGGCTCAATGCCTTGGATTCGACACTGTTCGTTGAACGCTTTCCGAGATAGCGGCGTGTAGTCCCCAATCCACGGAATCGATTGCTCGGCCTCAAATAGTTCTGTTTGAATTGTTTCCAGATTCTTGCGGAGCAAATCGGTATCAATCGGTAAACCGCGCTGCCCGATCCGCCGATTCAGCAAGCTGATTTCGCGCTCGGTTTGAGGCCATTGATCCTCTAGTTTTTGCCATAGCTGCAAACAGTATCGTGAGTCCAGAAGAGCGTAGTCCCTAACTTGCGTCCGGAATTCTTCTGTCATAGTTTCCCACCGCTTGCCTTTCATATTTGAGCGAACGTCTTTGCTGACCTCAATCCCTAAGACCGCAGCGGATGCGTTCTTGAGAGATCTAGGCAGACCGAGGAACGCAGTCATGTCGGCGGTACAGTGCCACTCAGTAGGTGTGCAAGCAGGCCACCAGCCAGACTCGACGCCAAAAAGATACAGGCTTTCATCGAAAGCTGCGTTATGGGAAATCACGCGCTGGCCGTCAAGAACCGACCAATCAAACTCCCTAGGATTACCGACAAACTCGTACCCGCTATCAGATACGACAGATACCATGTAAGCGTCGAACGCCGGATGGGAGAAGTAGCCCTTCGGGCCTAAGGTTGTGATTGAGCAATCACTATCGTAGTAGGACTCAAAGTCCAAGGCATAGGTGTTCATATGATTGTAGGAAAGGTTGCCTGCACGCCGATGTCCAACGACGTGCAGGCTTGTCTCATGCGTTTACTCAACTTCCTCGTCGAGAGGAATTTCAAGTTGTTCTTCGACTCCAATACTACGAAGTCGATCCATCTCATTGTCGATCGCCGTCACAACAAGGTTGAGCGAGTGCTTCTGAGTAGCAAGCTCAGTGATCTTGTTGTTGAGGTCTGCAATGTTACCATCGATTGTGGTAACCACTGCACGGATCGAGTCGGACTCCCTTTTGAGTACCGCTAACGGATTAGGTGTGTTGATAATCATGCCGCACCTCCTCCCGTCAAACGAGTCGCAAACTCGGTGACCTCAGCAGGTACGTCGTCTTTCGTATGCGAAAGAGTCGGAACATACCAGCTGTACTTGCCTTTGGACATCAGCTCAGTGCTGAAGCTCCAGAAGCGGGAGGAAACCGGAACGGAAGGATTGAAGGTCTGGAAGGTAAACAACCTCTTGTAGGTGAGGCGGTATGCGTCCTTCTGGACCGTGATCCGACCGATCTGGTAGTTCTTGTCCCCAATCGGATACGGGAACAAACTGTCATCTTCGCCAACCTGAGGGATGAGGAGGATGATTTCGGCGAACTCCGTCACTTCGTAGTCGCTAGTTTTAGCGAGCTCCTGAGCTTCGGTTTCGGTGCTTACGATTTTGGGAATATACTCTTCTCCGAAGGGTACGTCTTCCTTCCATCGCTTGAGAGCGCCGACGACCACGACCGGAGCTTTCTGTTCTGCTTGTAGGAGAACAGACTCCTTGTCGAGAACGACGGAGCCAACTGGTCCCTCGATCTCAGACATCTTTTGGATGACGTTGAGGCGGGGGATATCGATGTCCTGCGAAACAAACGCAAGACTGTTACTGGTTGTAGCTAGTGCTGTAGTGCTCATGGATTATGGCTTCTGGTTTCTGATTTGGCGGCTGACTAGAATCGTCTTAATTGCAGGGGGCCGCCGACTCCCTTCTTCCTCACTTCGAGGAAAGTGTGTATCGCGTCTGGCCGACTTCCACAATGCCGAGATCAACGGCTTCGCGTTCGAAGGATTGGACTACGAAAGATTTTTTGCCTTTAGGCGCTTTATCGTGCAGTGCTTTGGACAACTGGTTCATAGTAAGGTCGGCGGCTTCGATGACGTCGGAGAGCTCAAGTCCATACCGAATCGCGAGTTGTGCAAGATAATTTTTCTCGACCGTCTTTTTGAGTGCGCCCATTGAGCGCAGTTTCAATGAGTTGAACTTCTGACCGGAGAGCGCGAGAGCCGTTGCTTTGTTCTTAATTCCGCTGGCCCAGTTCTCGACAATCTTTGCTACGACGTACAGTTTCTCCAGAGTCTCTGGATCGTCCACGTCGTGTGACGCGATTGGCCCGTCCGGTAGAAGCTCCGGTTTGTAGCGCTCCGCGACTTCGATGCAGACAGCGCCCAATGCCGGACAGTGTTCCTCATGTCGGCAGAAGCGGCAGTTGACCGTTGGGTTGAGGTCGTCAATGCCAACCGTCTTGGTCTCCCATTTGGGGCGAGTCTGCTCTGCTGCGAGGATAACAGAACTGATCTCTTCGCGGAGGCGGTCAGCTTCCCCGCGCTCGAAGTGCCCGACAAGAATCTCGTCGCGCTTCGGAACGAGGAAAGCAAAGTGGATCAGTTTGAGGTCCGGAAACATCTGGAACGCCGCGAGTGTGTACGCTTTGGCCTGCCAGTTGTTTCTCGGCTCGTCGATCTTGCTGATGCCAGTCTTGTAGTCAACCAATAGACCGATGCCGTCTTTGAAAGCGACAATATCCGAAGTACCGAAGGTCGGAGTCTTGCAATCGAGCTCAAGATGCAAACGCATCTCTTTGTGAATCGTGACGCCGTCCGTTCCGCCGAAGACATTCTCAAAGACTTCGTTCTCTTCCGAGAGTAAACGCTCGTACATTTGCAGTTCATCCTCGCTTTGTAGCGCGGATGGGTCTCTGGTCTCAAGCGCTTCGTGGATGCGAGTGCCTACTTCGGCGGCTTTGTTGGTCTCGTTCTTACCGTGGAATCCGGCGCAGAGCGATACGTATTTAAGCGACGAAGGGCCGAACTCGGCGTGTGCTGGTAGTGTGGTTTCTTGATTCATGGTTCTTGTTTCGCGTGAAGTGTGTCGAGAGCCAAGCGCTTCTGTTCCAACTTGTCAACGATTTTTTCTTCGATTGTTTTCGAGGCGACCAGAATGCGTTGTACCACAGGGGTTTTGGCTCCGGCCCGATGTACTCGGCCTAAGGTCTGAATGTAGTCCTTGACGTTGAATGTCGGTGAGATCAACGACATCCGAGGATGTCCGCCTTCGGTATCGTGCAGCGACACGCCAACTCCTCCGGCGGCGATGTTGCAGACGATGACCCTTGCGTCGTTGGTCTGGAATCTCTGCACGTTAGCTTCGCGATCTGCCGCCGACTGCCCACCTACGACTGTTGCGCAGTCCGGTAGGCCGACCTGTAAGGCTCTGACGGTATCCACAAAGTTGACAAAAATGGCAACGCTAAATCCTTCACTAATCGCATCGTTAGTCATGTCGATAATGTCGGGAACCTTTGCCGCCTCAGCCATTTGCCGAGCCCGAAGGATTTCGACGAGCACATGAGGCGACGCGCCGCCGTCCTCCAGAAACTGCTCGACGATGTCCGGCGTGACTCCGTGCTCTTTATAGAACTTGGCGATATCTTTAAGGGCGGCGAAAGCCAAAGGCTCGGTGATCACATGGTTCTGAGTGAACGCAGTGGGCAGGTCGTCCGCCGTCAGCTTTACGCAATTCGAGCTGTACAGTTTCTCATTAAGGGATTTTAAGCGCCACACCGCTCCGGTTACCCAGTTGTTCCACTGATCTTTTCGGCAGCCGTACTCCATCATCCATGAGAACCAGCTCTTCAAGCTGCCCTCGCCTCTGTTGAGTGAGTGCAAGCCCAAGACGTAGCCTATGGATCTCATCTCTGTGGGATCCTGACAGGCGGTCGCGGATAGCATCAGGTTGAAGTATCCGGCCTGCTTTGCCGCCACAAGCATCTGGCTGTTCTGGCTGAACGGTGACTTGCATTTGTGGCACTCGTCCCAGATGAGGAGTGTGTTGTCCGGTAGGTTCCAACGGAACAACTTCTTGCCGATCTTCGACAAGTGCTCGTCCTTACCTCTTTTGATCTTCTCGTAGTTGGTAACAAACAACGGCTCGACACCGACCTCTTTGAGCTCCCTAGTCCAATGTGGGATGACGATCTTTGGGCAGACTACCGCTACCGGAAGATCCATTTCAGCAGCTACTCTACACGCGATGATTGTCTTGCCGACTCCGGTATGGCTGGAGTCTAACGCACCGCCGTAGCAGACAAGCGCGGATTTAAGGAAGTCAACGGACTCTCGCTGTTTTGGGAATAGTGTTTTCATGTTTCATGTTTCGGGTTTCTTGTTTCGGATTTAGGGTTTCGGGCGCAGGATTCAGGTTCCAAAGCGGCCTTTTAGTAGGGCACAGAGATCATTCTCAGCTCCCTGTTTTGCTTCGTCTAGTGTCGCGAAATTGCCGACAGGTTTTTCGCCACTAAGAGTAAGACGGAACACGAAGAATCTAGCGTTTGGCTTGTTAGTTTGTTGTTGAATAGAATAGACAGCGAGATCACCGTCCGCTACTTCTGACTCTGTCAGGTAGTATCCCTGTTTGGTCTCGATGATATCACCCCATTCAAGGGAAACGAATACTTGTTGCATTGGTTTTATTCGGCTGGTTTAGTCGTTACACAGATCCCTTTGCCTTTGACCAGATTGATCTCAGCAACAATGCCTTCCGGTAGAAGAGTGTGCAGGTGACCGATGTCGGTTCCGATTTCAATAAACGGGCCGCCGTCGAAGTCAACAAAAGAAATTTTATTTGGATCGTCTTCCGACCCACCGAAACGGATCATTCCTGATTTGGAGCGCAGAACCCAAAGGTTCGGCTGGTCTTGCTGCATAGTCGCGCTAACTCCGTAGCGCCCGCGTAACGGGTAGTTGATCTTCTTCGGCATGGGCGGGCAATGTACCTCATCCCAGTTTTCTTCGCAAGTCGTCATTGTTTCGGTTTAATTTTTTCCAGTGCTTCCAGATGTTCTTCTTGCGTAGCCAGAGCCACGTCAATGTCGGACGTCAGGTGAGACCCAGCTTTGTTGACCGGAGTTCGTCTGTCAACAATTTTTCTGAGGGCGTTCATCCACTTGACGCGCAGCTCAAAGTTGTTCCGGTCCCAGAGTCCGGCCTCTACGTGAAGTTGGTGTAGGTCAATCATCGTCTTCAAAAGAAAAATTTTCGGAGATCTCAATCATGATAGCTTCCCCAATGCAATCTTTGATGACGTCTGGGGTCGGCTGGTCGGTATGTTTATGCGCTCGGTTCCAGCCATATTCGAGGCCGTTGCCGACGCAGTCATTCAGGATTTTGTACGTTTTTGGTTTCATTGGATTGTTCTTGTAGTTTTCGGTAAAATTCCATTGCTTTGTACCACTCGCCAGAATTTTGCCAGCTCTTGGGCATGCCCAGCGCGGCAAGTTGTCGAGCGCAGTTGCGCCACCGTTCAAGTTCGCCGCGAAGGTCGCACTCGCGCTCGGCTCCCATGCCGTTGAGTCGGAACTCCTCGCAGAGATCCAGCTCAAAATTGGCCTCTCTCGCCGACTCATGGACCTGAGCCTCACCATAGATCCGCGCCTTCCCAAAGATCTCCGTCGTCTCATGGATATAAGCCTCACCATAGATCCGCGCCGACTCATAGACCTGCGCCTCTCCAAAGACCTGAGCCTCACCGTAGATCCGCGCCTCTCCAAAGACCTGAGCCTCACCGTAGATCCGCGCAGACCCATAGATCCGCGCCTTCCCAAAGATCTCCGTCGTCTCATGGATATAAGCAGACCCATAGGCCTGCGCATTTCCATGGACCCGCGCCTCTCCAAAGACCTCCGCCGATCCATAGACCTGCGCATTTCCATAGACAACCGCCTCACCATAGACCCGCGCAGACCCATAGACACACGCCGACTCATAGACCTCCGCCGATCCATAGACCTGCGCATTTCCATGGACCCGCGCCTCTCCAAAGACCTCCGCCTCTCCAAAGACCTGCGCATTTCCATAGACAACCGCCTCACCATAGACCCGCGCAGACCCATAGACACACGCCGACTCATAGACTATAGTATCGTCGTACACCCAGCAATCGCCATCGTGCGATAAGTTTTGATGGCTCTCCACCCATCCGCCGAGATCTCCTGCCTCTACGTCTGCAAAGTCTTCGAGTGCCTGTACGCGGTACACAATCGTGCCGCAAATCAATGTCATGGTTTCGTCTGTTAGTTTATATTTCATTGGTTTGTTCTTGTAGTTTTCGGTAAAATTCCATTGCTTTGTTCCATTCCCCGCTAGTGTGAAAATCTTTACTCATTCCAATAGCAGCGAGTTTTCGGGCGCAGTTGCGCCACCGTTCGAGTTCTCCGCGTAGCGCGCACTCACGTTCGGCGGACATACCTAATAGCCGCGCCTGCTCTAGCGATTCGAGTTCCAGTCTAGCCATCTCGTCGATCCAGCTGACCTTGCCTTGGGCCCAGCGGGCGTGGGCCTCATCGGTAATCGGTGTTGAACTCGGCGGATATGGACACTCTTCGTCCTGTTTTTTCGTTCTCATCACTTCTTGTG